GAATTTGTCCTACTGGACCAGTCATTGGCTGTACGCCAACTAGTTCGTTCGCGATAACTGTAGGCATTACACGTCTGATAACTGGAAGAATCACTTTGTTAAGTGATGCTACGTTACCCGCCATTGTAGTACCTGCGGCTGCTGATTCTGAAAGATAGCTCTTAGTATTTTCAAGAACTGACTCCATTACAACCTTCTTGTTACCTTCTAACCCGTCTGTAAGGGCGTCTTTTGTAACGTCCCAATTTTCGAATATATTCTGTGTCATTTGGAATTCTCCTTAGTTGATTCCTGCTAACTTTTTAAGGTTAATAATCTCGGCTTCACTTTCAGTTGTACTGTTCGTGCTAGCCTTGTTACCTGTAATCACAGTCTTCTGTGATTCTATAAGGGTTTGTGAATCTTTTGTTGAGCTTGATTCGTTAAGTACCGTTGGTAGGTATTTGTTGAATGAAGCCTTTAATTTACTTGTAGCTACGCTTTCAAGTAAGTTGTTCATTAATTCACGTTTTTCTTTAGCTAGAGGAGACATAAGTTCAGTCATAACTGACTCACGTTCACGGCTTTCATTGATTTTAGCAACTTCTTTCTCTGCTACTTCAATTTTTGCCTCTCTATCTTTAATTTCTTTCTGTGCTTCGTCAACTTGACTCTTCACAGTTGAAAGTTCTTTTGAAAGTTTAGAAATGTGTGTTCCTTCCGCTAAGTGAGAACCCATAAATTCAGCAGCAAAAGTTTCGAACAATTTACGTCCAAACATATTCTCTTTTGCCTTCTTGATGTCTTCTTTTAACGTACCTAACTCTGTTGTAAGTGTATTATCAACAATAGTAGCTAGTTTAGTAGAAGCCTTATCTATAAATTCACCTTTTGCTTTAGTGATCATTTCTTTACCTTCCGCAACAAGTTTTACCTTTTGTTCAATTAGGTCTTTCTTGTCTTTATGGAATTCATTAAGTTCTGAAGTAAGTTGTTCCATCACAAAGTCTTCCAACTTCTCAAAGTTACCTTCTTGTAGTTTTCTGTCTTTGCGTAGTTCTGTAATTTCCTTGTTAAGCGTTTCCATAACAAACTTATCAAGTATTTCTGCATGTTCTGCGATTTTACGTTTATACTCTACCTGAGCTTCAACTGCCGCTTTTTTATCCGCTGCAAATTCTTGCAATTCGGTATTAATCGTATCTGATACCATCGCATCTAGTGCTTCCACCATTTGCGTTTTGTCAGTTTCGTACCTGTTTGCGAATTCTTCACGTAATTCAGCAGTGATCTCTTCACGAGCTTCACCTAATCGAGCTTCCCATGCCTCTGAAAGTGTTGAACGCACTTCCTCAGATAGGACTTCTGAACTTAGGAGTTGTTCTATTGCATTGTTAGCCATTTAGCCTCTCCTAATGTTTAGTTTTTCAATGAACTGTAATACTTCCTTCTGGAGGTATTGATTTGCTATTTTATCGTCTTTTACTGCGGTTGCAACATCAAGTAAGATATTACCACGTTTACCATTCATAATTTGTTCATATAAAGGGTCTGGGTAAGCATCTGGTGCACTTGGATTCGCAACAAGATCAACTGTTTGAATTTCAAACTCGCTAACATTGCCACTTTCTGTTACATTACCACTACCTCTTGACGAAACGCCAAGTTTTACTCCGTTTTCTATAAGGGTTTTACAAATATTTCCCATTGGAGTAGGTAACAGTTTTAAACGACCATAACCGTCTTGACCATCCATCCACATTTTTTCGATTAAATGGGATACACGGTCTAAATTAACTTGCAGATCATCTGGATGATCCGCTTCACCCAATACAGAGTAACCAGTTTCTATTTTTTCTTGTATTGCCTTAACGGCTTTTGAAATTTCGTTAACTGGATAAACTCTTGAATTTTGATTACGGGTGTTGCCTTGTACAAAGATACCTTGCATGAAAAGACTTTTGCCGTCCTGAGTTGACTCAGTTACGAGTTTAGCCTGATCATACGTTAGGTTCTCTTTAAGTGTAAGCATAATTATTCAGCTTTGCCTTTTTTCTCAGCGCCGTGACCTTTTGGTTCTGCTTTAAGATCGCCTGCCTCTTGTGGGCCAGTAACGTTCATATCTTTAGCATCGCCTGTTAGGCCTTTTTTGCTGCCGTCTGAAGATTTCTTAGACATGTCTACTGTAGTGCCGCCCATATCGTTTTTACCTGCAACTGGTGATGCTTTACCATCATCGCCTGCTGGCATACTAACTGGAGCTGCTTTTAGTTCTGCACCTTCTTCGATTTCTTCTGTTTTTTCATCGGCTTCTTCAGCTTTAGTTTCTTCTACTTCCTCTTTAGTATCTTCTTCAGATTTAGTATCTTCAACTACTGCTTCTTCCATTTCTGGTTCCATTTCCATTTCTGGTTCCATTTCTGGTTCCATTTCCATGTCCATTTCTGGTTCTTCAGCTGGAGCTTCGTCGCCCATAATTTTAGCAAATTCTGCTTTAAGATCTGCTAGTGCGTCTTCGACGTTTACTAACTTATCTTCAATTTCTTCGTGATCTGCTTCGTGATCGTCTATTTCACCGTCACCATCCATATCACCGTCACCGTCAACAGATAATTCCATTTCAGCTTCTGGTTCTGTTAGTTCAGCTTCAGGAGCGTCTTCGCCCTCTTCATCTTCACCATACATCTCTTCTGCTTCAATTTCGTCATCGTCTTCTTCGATGTCGTCAATGAAGTCGTCAGCTTTTTCGTCGCCTATCGCTTCATCTATATCTTCTTCCGCTACTTTATCTTCAATAACTTCATCAGCTTCGACTAGGTCATTCCAGATTTCACGTGCTTTTTCTACGAATGCTTCGTGCAATAAATCAGAAGCTTCCGCTTCTTGACCATTCACCAAGCTCTCTATTACTTTTATATAACGTTCGCGAGTACTCATTTGACATTCTCCTTTAAAGGTTATAACGCATGTATTTAGTCTTGGTATAAGGTAAGATGTCTTAAATACAAAAAAAACCGTGGTTTTGAAGCCACGGCTATAATTTTCTTAGTTATGTATGTGTATTACTTACTCTGGTGCCGCACTAGATCCGTACTGTAATTGTACGTCTTCTACTTTATCTGCATGTTCACTTCGTGTCATTTCACGTCTATTTCGCATCTTATTTAGATGTTTTAACGTCAGTTTAGGTCTACGAGTATCGTCTACATCCCATTTGTTAAAATTATCATCTTCTGCATTTTGTGCTAATTCGTTAAACCTCATCGCTTATATCTCCTAAGTCTGGTGTATCGCCACCTGCTGAGTCTGGTGTATCAATACCAGCATCTGGATCAGCGCCTGCATTTTCTGCATCTACATCAGTTGGTTGAAAACTATCTACATCTGATCCTCTAAGTCCCATTCCACCCAAATCACCAGTTGCTGATCCAGATGGTTGATTACCTTCTTGATTTTCTTCTTTCCACATTCTTTCATTTTCAAGCATTTCTTCTTCATTTAATCCTAAGTATCTTGCAAGTATAAATCTTTTCGATAGATAAGGAACTCCTTCTATTGAACTAAACAGATTTGCTTTTTGTGCATCAATTTCAATTGTTCTATATTGTGAGAAACTTTGTGGCTCAGCAAATGATAAATCAAATAAACTAGCACTAACATCAAGTCCTCTATGTTTACAAAATAATTTAAACTCATGGTCTAAAGATTGTTGTAATGTTAATTGTAATCTTTCGCAATACTTCGCAAAACGGAATTCTTGGATCATTGCTGTACCTATACGTCCGTCGTTAAACGCCGCTATACCATCTTCACTTCCAGTAGGAAGGTACGATGTTGGTACACGAAGTCCACGCATTAACTTGTTATTAAAGTACTTTAAATCATCAATCTCACCAAGGTTTTCACCACCTGGTAAAACTTCAACTTTTGATCCACGTCCTTCTGCTGTTTGTGCAAAGAAGTAATCTTCCATAATTGATAACGGGTTATAAGCCGCATCAACTACTTTAGTACCACCACCACTCATATTTGGAATACGTGTTTGGTGTACTTCATTTTTAACTCTTTCAACAAAGCCCATTGCTTTGTGTGCTGGCATATTACCTACGTCAATATAGAACACACGTCTTTCAGGTGCTCTTTGTACACGATAGATAATAATACTATCTTCTAATAATTCTTTTTGTTTATAAACTTTAAATACAGGTTCTAAAATACTATCACCAAATGGCCAGTTGCTGTTCATTCCGTCTGATAAACTAACGTGTACAACATGATTTGAGTCTACCGCAAATTCTGTGTTTACTCCTGATGAGTTATTTGGCGATACAATACCTGCATTTCCTTTACCAACTGTATAACCTGTTGTAGGATTAATCGTTGTTGAATCTGCATGTTTTTTAGTATCTGTTGCTACTAAGTCTTGTAAGTTAAGTGCAATATTTTTAATAATGTATTGATCAATCTCTCTGCCTTCGCTTTCATTGACAATTGTTTTTGCTACATCACCTGGTTGTACCCAAACAAGTTTATATGTTTCTGGATCCCTAATAAAAAATTGATCTCCATATTTAATACAAGATCTAAACATAGTAAAAATTCTACGTTCAAAGTTATTAATTCTAACCCATTGTTTTAATGTAGTTTCTAATGCAGAAATTTCTGAATCAGTTGGAGATGTTTTATACATGATTTTAAATGGTATTTGACTTTCAGGATCTAATTGTGTACTAAATTCTGCAATAGTATCTAATGCCGCGTTTATTTCGCTGTCTTGATCCATTTGATCATACTGTGTATATCGCTCAACACGATTTGGCTGACCGCTGTATACTTCTGGTAACCAGCTCTGCCATCTGTTCGTTCTGGTGTTTCCACCTGTCCCATCCATTGGGTTATATCTTGTGAAATGTTTTTTCCAACTCATAATATATGCCTTTTATTCTATTTGTATTTATCTTCTTTATAATCCTGGAACTATTTGACTAGTGTCTTCATAGCGTTTCTTTATGTCGTCTTGAGCTTTTTTATCTTCCATATTTTTAATGTTTAAATTAGAAATCCTCATAGCCTCATTGATATTCGCAATTTGCTGTTGTATTCTATAGATTTTTCTTAGATTATCCTCCACATTGTCCGACTCACTTAACATGTTAACTTCTTTTTCGTAATCTGTCAACTGATTATTTAAACTTTTTTTATCGGGTTCTGATAAAGTAGCGGTATTTCCACCATATATTATTGAATGTGCAATTCGATTGTTACTTAACCGGGTACCTCCTATTGAATTATCGTCATTTTTGTTGTTAGTACCTCCATCATCCTTTTCTCTTAATCCGTCAATATTTTGTTTTTCTACATTGTCTAACATAATCATTTCAGATAATGAGTTTGTTAGTTCGTTGCCGCTAGATGAATACTTGTTCAATGAATCTGTTACAACTTCAAGTGCATCAGCAAACCAGTTCATAGGCATTGTAATAAATTCTTGAGCTGATAAGAACATTTTTGCCATATCATTCATTGCTTTAGTTGTTGTACCTGAGTTGTCTAGTTTTGTCTTTGTTTTGTTAACTATGTCTTCTATCTCTTTTAAAGACAAATCAATCCATTCTCCAAAATTCTTTTTAATTAAAATACCACTAGCTTGAAGTTCTTGTATTAATTTCAGTGGTGTACCACCTTCTACACCAGCAGTTGCTAATCTTTCCAAGTCCATCTTATCAAATTCTTTTAACATGAAATTCCTAGCTGTCTCAGTAGTCATTTCTCCGTTTTGAACCATATCATTGATTCTTCCTAAGAAACCTGGCATTGCTGTATCAAACGCAGAACGTGTCTCATTTGTCATTCCAGTTTCTATTTGGAAATTTTCTATGTTGCTAGAAAACTCATTTAAATTTCTATTAAATGATTCTGAAAGCTCAGCCATTATACCTGCACCAGGTCCAACATCTGAGAATAAAGATAACTGCGTCATTAGACTTTCTGCCACGTTTGCTGTTTTATCTAATCCTTGATCTCTTAATGTTTGAGCACCGGCTGCTAAAAATGGATCACTTAATGCGGCCATTTGTCTTTGTAATATATCATTTCTGTTCAATGCTGTTAGACTTGCCATTGCTGTACTTTCTACTACTAGGTTTGTAAAACTTGATTCTAGTCCCTCTCCTGAGTTGGCTAACTTTCTATCTAAAGCACCAGTTAAACGTTGTGTCTCTATATAATTTGCATACGTTTCCATCATTTCTTTATTAAGCATACCTAAGTCACCTAGATCATCTGTAGCATATGACAAACTTTTAAACATTCTTAAGAAGCCTTGTGTGCCTTTTGATACATCTCCACCAATTGCTGTCATTGTACCGCCAAAATTAGCAACAACATCACCTAGCATATTATAAGTTACACCTGCTTGGAAACTGTCTTTGTATAATTGATCAAACACATCACCAGTTTCATACATAATAGCACCACTGTCTATCATTTTCTTTTGTACTTCAGCAAACTGTTCAAACTTGGCTGCATTCCAACCTGCTAATGCTAGTATAACATCTGATGCTACTCCAATTACTTGTCCAGCAACTCCTGAAATAGCAGAACCAAAGGCAGGCCACTTTTTTGCCAGTGCCGCAAAACCACCTTTACCAGTAGGACCATCTAATTTCTTTACTAAATTTTCTGCTGATCTTACTAAACTAGATAATGGTTTTTCTGAATCACCAAAGAAGGTAGCAGTATTTTTAATATTTTCAGCAGTTTTTATCAACATGCTTGATTTATTTTTGGCTTGTTCCTTGTTAGTTTCTGTGTTAGTTTTGACTCCATCTATTGCTTCTTTGATTGCGCCTAATGTTGCTTCATCAACATTTTTATTCACTTCAATACCTTTTAACATACTCTTAGTCAGTACATTACTTCGTTGAGCCATCATTACCATTGCTTTCAGTGTAGATTCACTTGCCCACGCTGGTATTGATATAGACGTTCCGTCTGCTAATGTTATTTGATTTGTATCATTTGCCATTTTATAATAGTCCTATGTCAGCCATTGCTAAATTTGCTTCTTTAGCAGATAAAGCATTCTTCTGGTTTTGTAATTTTATTAATTCAAGTTCGTACTGTTCAATTTGGGAATTTAATGATTTTCTTTGCTCTTTGGAAAACTCTTCCCCTTCATTTTCATAACCTTCTCCCATTGGTATCTTATTGTCTCTAAGTACTTCAACTATCATAGCAATTTCTTCATTTAAATCTTTTGTCTTCATTGCATTTAATTGAATAGTAGCGTCAATGTTATCAGCATTAACTTGCCCAATAAAGAAATCCATACTGTCTTTTTCTTTTGATTCGACTAAAGCATCAAAGCGATCTTTGGCTTCTCCTCCAATCATGTTAGCTATACTCTGACCAAAATCTAACACACCAGTTGATAACGTCCTAAACCCTGCACCCATAGTATTAAATCCTGGTGTTAATATTTCTTGAATGTTTTGAAATGTTACAGATAGGTCATCAAGTACATCAATATTATTATCTGCGTTTTCAGAAAGTTCTGCATAAAGTGTATCAGATGTTAATTCAGATATATCTGCTTTAAAATAACTGTCGGGTATAAGTTTTGCTTGTGCAATTAACATATTTGCATCTGCAATTAAAGGATTATATGCTGATACTCTTGTTACTTGTTTTTTTACTAACGCAACTAATTCTCTTTGTCTTGCAACTGCTTCGGTTTCTGATGTTATTTTTCCAGTAGCAGTATCTTCTACTAATTGTATATAAGCCTCTGCAACGCCTGGTCCTACCATTCTCATTTTTTCTAAAAAAGCTGTATCAATATTATTTACAGCTGATTGGTCAAATTTAATGTCACCAACTGTTCCAGCTACGTGGTCTTCAAATGATTTTGCCCAGTCTGCTCCAAATGTAGTTTCATTGAGTACTCTTAAAAGGCCGAAAGAATCGGAAATGTTTTTTGCTGCGACATCACCATATTCGGCTGTAATAAAGTCTGCGTTTTGTATTAATCCTGTTTGAAAGTCAACGTTGTTTCTTGCTTCATCTCTCATTCTAAGTGCTTCAGTTCTTTGTACACCAAGTATGTTGCCAGTAAAAAGAGCAAGTTTGTTAGCAGATTTATAACCGTCCATTACTCTTTGTTTAGCCACATTATTCATTTCTGTAATTTGTCCTAACTGGTATAATGTCTCTGTTTCTTGTGTAATAAATCTAGACTGATCTTGTACTGAAAATCCAAAATCATTAAACCCCTTTGATTGATCAATTCCCTGAATAAATTCAGATAATTTAAGTTGACCGTAATATGCGTCTCCTTGTGATGAAAGTATAAAAGATTTAGCTCCTTCTGCCATTTCTGTATAATCTTTAAGTCCCATTCCTAACTTTCTTGTATTGCTTCTTAAAGAAGTCCACAATTGTGTGTCAGCTACAACTGAACCAAAATCTACAAACTGACGTGTTTGTTTTTCT